CATAATGGCAGAAAGAATCGTTTCGCCTGGTGTATTTACGAATGAAGTTGACCAATCATTCTTAGCCGGCGGAGTAGCACAAATAGGTGCAGCAATTGTAGGTCCCACAGTAAAAGGACCTGCTCTAGTTCCTACGCAAGTAACGTCATTTGGAGAGTTTGAACAATTATTCGGATCATATACCGATGCATCATACGTTCCATTTGTAGTTCAAGATTATTTGCGAGCAGGAAACACAATAACAGTAACACGTTTATTGTATGAAGATGGATATTATTTAACTAATGGAGCATTGGCAATCATAGCCAAATCAGGATCTGTAGAAGCAGTAACACACGTTCTTCATCCTGTAGAAGCAGTTACCACAACAGGTGCAACTGCATTGTTCGAAGATTCAGTATTAAATAATGATGCATCAGGAAGTTTTGAACTCAAGATATCTGGTTCATACACAGCACCAGCTAACACAGCTATTAGCTTTGATGGATCATTCTTGGTAGCAGAAGGAGCTTCAATATCATCTTCAATCGTATCATCAGACAATGATTATTTAACTAAGGTATTTGGTAGATCTCCAAAATCAGTAGATTATCCAGTATATGTTCAGTATGAAAATAAAGCTGCTAGCACATTGTTTGCTAATATGGCAGACGTAACAATGGAATTGTCAATTATTTCAAATTATGAATATTTGCAAGACTATAACACTGCAGCAACACCATGGATAACATCACAAAAAATTGGAAGCACTGCAAAGAACTTAATTAAATTCCATACACTTTCTCATGGTACATCAGTTAACCATGAAATTAAAGTAGGTATCCGAGATATCCGAACAGCAGATGAAAATTCAGATCCGAACGGATATGGTAATTTTGCTGTAGAAGTAAGACGAGTGAATACGGCAAATATTCCAAATTCACCTTATTCTTCACAAGACACTGACAGAACACCGGATATCGTTGAAGTATTTAACAATGTTAATTTAGATCCTAACTCACCTAGATACATTTCAAGAGTGATCGGGGACAGATATCAAACCATCAACGATTCAAATGAAATTGTTGTGAATGGTGATTATCCTAATTTATCTAAATTTATCAGAGTAGAAGTAGATCCAGGTGTATCAAATGCTACAAATGAAAAGTCATTGATTCCATTTGGATTTAAAGCTGTTAATAGTCCGGTAGCAAATGCATCAGGTTCATTGAATTTGACTGCAGCAGCTTATCGAACATCTCAAGTTCAAACCACATATAGTTCACGAAACTATTTTGGATATAATTTTGACAATTTAAATAACTTGAACTATCTTGCACCAGTTCCAACTTCAGGTTCAACTACTGGTAGCAATACAGACTTTTATTTAGGAGATGTTAATCAGGATGCAGACGCAGCATTCCCAACATTAACCACTGCATATTCAGGTTCATTGGAATCTGCATTGACAGGAGGGACATTCACAGATAACGTAGCATTAGCAACACGTAAATTTATTGTTCCTACTCAAGGTGGATTTGATGGAGCTCGTCCTAACTTGCCTAAATATGCTGGAAAACATATTGCCGGAGCAAATACATTTGGATTTGATTGTTCAAGCACTAGTGCAACAGGAACAAAAGCATATAACAAAGCATTTACCGTTTTGAGTAACACTGATTACTATGACATGAATCTTTTAATTACTCCAGGTATTATTGATAGTTTGCATTCTAGCGTAACAAGTAAAGCCAGAGAATTAGCAGAAAATCGTCAAGACACATTCTATGTAATGGATTCAAATGCATTAGAAGATAGCATTGACACGGTTGTTAATCAAGTAACTACATTGGATAGCAATTATACATCAACATATTGGCCATGGGTTAGAATCAATAATCCAAGTAAAAATGTTCCAGTATGGGTACCACCATCAGTAGTGATACCAGGGGTATTGTCTTTCAATGATTCAGTATCAGCACCATGGTATGCACCTGCAGGTTTGACACGAGGTGGATTGACAACAGTTAGTGGAACATATAAAAACTTAGCACAAGCAGATCGCGATAAATTGTATGAAGCTCGTGTTAATCCTATAGCAAACTTCCCTAATGAAGGAATTGTTGTTTGGGGTCAAAAGACTCTTCAAGCTCGTCCAAGTGCATTAGACCGAGTAAATGTTAGAAGATTACTTATCACAGTTAAGAAGTTTATTGCTTCATCTACCAAGTTCTTAGTATTCGAACAAAACACATCAGCAACAAGAACGCGATTCTTGAGCATTGTTAATCCATACTTAGAACAAGTAAGAGCACAGCAAGGTTTGTATGCATTCCGAGTTGTAATGGATGAATCTAATAATACACCGGATGTAATTGACCAAAACATCATGTATGGTCAAATATTCCTTCAACCAACTAGAACGGCTGAATTTATTATATTAGACTTCAATATTCAACCAACGGGAGCATCTTTCCCAGAATAGAAAGA